TCCACCATCGCTGCTTATGCTGGTACTACAAATGTCGTAACTGTTTCAGGTTATGTGAATCGAATTTCATAATGAGTAATCCATTACGCAGGGTTGTTTCATCTAGTCAGGTTTCAGACTGGATGGGACAAGGCACAGGATTACTAACAGTTCCAAGCCGCAAAAAAAATCCAACCATTAGTTATCTAGTCGTTGCAGGCGGCGGTGGCGGTGCTTACGGTTTTGGTGGCGGTGGCGGTGCTGGAGGTTTCCAATCGGGAACAGCCGATGCAGTACCTAATCAGAATTACACTGTAACTGTTGGAGCAGGTGGTGCTGGTTCAAGTTCTGGAAATGGAACCAACGGAAGTAATAGCCAATTTACTGTCATTTCAAACAGTATCGGTGGGGGTGCTGCATCAAACAGCACAACCGCAGCAAGCACCGGAGGAAGCGGTGGCGGCGGTGGTCCAAATGGTAATGGCGGAGCAGGAACATCTGGACAGGGATTTGCAGGCGGAAAAGGTTTTGCAACTGGCTATGGTATGGGCGGCGGCGGCGGTGCTAGTGCTGTAGGAGCTGATGGAGTAAATGCGAGCACAGGTGGAGCAGGTGGAGACGGTTTAGCCAATACTTTGACTGGTACATCAATCACTTACGCAGGCGGTGGTGGTGGTGCTGGAAACTCAACAAGAGGTGCAGGCGGTGCAGGCGGCGGTGGACAGGGTGGCATTGATTTTTCAGATAGTGCAACAGCAGGAACAGCAAACACTGGTGGCGGCGGCGGCGGTGGTCGAGGTGGCAGCGGCAATGGAAAAGCAGGAGGTTCTGGAATTGTAATTTTGAGTTTGATAACTGGTTCAACTGTGATCACTATTGGCAGTGGACTTACTTACACATCCGGAACCAACGGAAGTAGCACTTATTATTCATTTACCGCTGGAACAGGAACGGTGAGTTTTTCATAATGGCACACTACGCTTTTTTATATAACAACATTGTCACTGAAGTAATTACAGGCATTGATGAAACAGAACTTATTGAAGGACTATCGCCTGAGGAATGGTATGGCAACTTCAGAGGGCAACGCTGCAAGCGCACTTCATACAACGGCAATATCCGTGGCAAGTACGCAGCTATAGGCGATATGTATGATGAAGCCACAGACACATTTATTTCACCTATTTACCCAACAGCACAAGATTTGGATGTTTCCTCACCAATAGCATCGGAGTAATCAATGGCGTTGTATAACGAGAATATTGTTTACAATGCCGTTGGCGTTGCTTACAACGCTGGCGGTCAGACTGCTTCAGGATCAATCTCAATTGATGGCACTGGCTCAGCTTCTCTTTCATATGCAGTTAGCGCATCAGGTTCAATCAGCCTTGTTGCAAGTGCAACAGATTCACTCAAATTTTCAACAACTGGCTCAGGCTCAATCAGCATTGTTGGAACTTCAAGCGATTCTTTGACTTTCCCTGCAACTGGCTCAGGTTCGATCAGCCTTGTTGCAAGTGCAACAGATTCACTCAAATTTTCAACAACTGGCGCAGGAACAATCGAAGTTGTTGCATCAGGCACAGATTCACTTGTTTTCGTTGATGCTGCTCAAGGCTTCATCACTCTTGTTGGCACGGCCACAGGAACTCTTGCATCCCTTACTGGCTCAGGTTCAATCAGTCTAGTCGGAACTGCAACTGCAACTTCAAGTCAATCAACAACTGGCGCAGGCTCAATCAGCATTGTTGGAACTGGCTCAGGAACTGTTGCATCTCTTGCTCTTTCAGGTTCGATTGGCCTTGTTGCAACCGGTAGTGGCGCTCTCAAACTTGCAACAACCGGTGCAGGTGCAATTTCTATCAATGGAATTGCAAGTGACTTCATTTCCTTTGCCACATCAGCATCGGGTGCATTTGAACTTGTTGCTTTTGGCTCTGCCTATATTGGCGGGGGAACAATCTACGATCGCCCGCGTATCACAGGAACAATCAATCAAAGAGTTCGAATTGGGGCTACAATGTCCTCAACAACAACTCCAAGAATAGGTGTATCAATTCTCAACAGAATCCGCGCATCTGCTGGAATTGCTAATCGCGAGCGCACGACTTCTACAATCACAAGGAGAGATCGATGACATACGATTTGGGAGATGTTGTTCCGTTAGGAATTACAATTACCGATTCCACTGGCGCAAATGCCAATGCTTCGGCAGTAACTTGCACGATTTATCAGCCAGATGGAACAACAACAACTGGATCAGTAACCAATCCGAGCACCGGACTTTACAATGTTGACTTCTCGCCGACTCAAGTTGGTCGTCATGCAATCAGATGGGTTGCAACTGGCACAAACGCCAGCGCCTATTCTGATGAATTTATTGTTCGTGATTTCACCGAACTTGGAATTGTCGGACTAGCTGAAGTCAAAGCGCATTTGAACATTCCTAGCACTTCAACAACTGACGATGAAGAGCTGCGCCGATTCATTGATGCAGGTTCAGATTTGGCTGAAGGTTATGTCGGACAGGTTCTAGGCCGTAGAACATTTACTGATGAACTCTATGATGGCGGCACTGAGTTCATCCGCATCCGCAATCCCAAGGCAATTTCTATTTCTTCAGTATATGAGAATGATTCTTTGGTTTCATCGACTGCCTACAACTTGGACTATACAGGCCAGAGGCTTTATCGCATCGGCTCAGGAACACTTTATGCGACAAACTCTTATGGCTACTGGACTGGCGGCTTCAACAACATCAAGATCACTTATGTTGCAGGCTATGTCAATCCCCCAATGAGTGCCAAGCAAGGTGTTCTTGAAATCATTCGTCACTTATGGACAACTCAACGCGGCGCTATGAATGTCATGGGTCGTCAATTGTCAGGCGATGAACTTTATTCAACTCCGACATATTCATTGCCACGCAGAGCGATGGAATTACTTGATCCAACCTCATTCCCAGGCATGGCATAAACGATGGCAACTTCCGCACTTCCATCCTTTACCACTGCCCTGATTTCAGCTCTTGGGAGTTACAGTTCACTCTCAGGAGTTCGGATATTTGATGGCATCGAGATTGATTATTCTTATCCAGGAGATGCCATTGCAGTTGGACATGATGGCAACATGGAAGGCGATGAAGTTGTCGCTGGCTCAATTCGTCAGGAATATAAGCAACTCGGTGCAATCTCCAAATTTGAAGATGGCTCACTTTCCTGCTTCCTATGGTCGGCAAATGGATCAACAAATCTGACCACTTGCCGCGCTCGTGCATTTCAACTGCTTGGATATGTTGAAAATGTTATTCGTGCCGATGTCAGTTTTGGTGGGGTTGTCATGTATTCCGGACTCGACTCATCATCTATGTTTTATCGTCAATCCACTCAAGGCGCAGGTGTCGGAATAACTTTTACAATTACCTACAAGGCAAAAATCTAGGGAGCAATTATGCCAAAAATCAAAAACATCTCGCCGCTTGGCGATCTAATCATTCCAGCTCTTGGCAATTTATTTGTCAAAGCTGGTGAGAGTGTGGAAGTCTCAGATGAGGCAGCAGCATCTCTCTTGGAACAAACAATCAACTGGGTTGCAGCTGACAAAGCCGCAGCCTCACTTACACCAACCTCACCAGCAGATTCAATCCCTGCTGCCAGTAACTAGGAGATACACACATGGCAATTGGTTCCGGTATTGGTTCGCAATTAGGGATTGCAGCCGAAACAACATTCAACACTTCAGTGACAGTGACTCGTTTTTATGAGTTCACATCTGAAAACATTGCTTACAACAAGAAAACCGCAGTTGGAATGGGGCTTCGCGCAGGCGGGCAACTTCCTCGCTCTCAGCGCCGCGTTGTAACAACATTTGATGCAGGTGGGGATTTGACTCTCGACTTGCCAACAAAGGGCTTGGGATTATTGCTATCTCACGCAATGGGTAGTGCTCCTTCGGCAGTAACAACAACAACTGGTGTCTATTCATATTCCTTCACCCTTGGCGATGTTTATGGTCGTTCATTGACTGCTCAGGTTGGCGTTCCTCAATACGGTGGAACAGTTACTCCAAAGACAGTTTCAGGCGCAAAGATTCAATCTTTTGAATTAGCAGTTGCAACCGGTGGAATTGCTACGGGCAAATTCACTCTTGATGCAGCTTCATTGACAACAGGAACTTCTCTTGCGACTGCCTCTTATACCGCAGCAACAAACTTGTTCCACTTTGCTCAAGGCGCAATCACTCTTGATGGTTCTTCAATTGCAAATGTGAAGGATTTCACGCTTACAGTTGACAACAATCTCAAGCAAGATCGTTACAACCTTGGAGCATCGGGTGCTAAGGCTGAACAGGTCATCAATGGATTCCGCAAGATTTCAGGCAAGTTGACTGCTGAATTTACTGACACAACTTTGTTCTCAAAGTTTTATGCTGATTCCAATGCTGCTCTTGTGTTGACATTTACTGGAGCAGTTATTGCTCTTAGTCAATCAGAGAAGTTGACAATTACAATTCCAGTTGCCAAGTTCAATGCAGACACTCCAAATGTTCCAGGCCCAGGCGTTATTGACTTGGCAATGACATTTGATGTGTATGATGATGGAACAAACCAACCATTGACAATTGCTTATCAGACATCGGATCCAACGCTCTAAGGAGAATTGATGATTGACATTGATCCAACTGACTTTGCAAAGCGAGTCAGGGAAATATCTCAGGTTGATCCTGAGTTCAAAAAGTCAATCAAAAAACGATTGAAAACCGCAGCTGAACCAGTTGTGCAAGAAGTAAAGCGTGCAGCCCTAGTTATCCCCGCCAAAGGTGGAGATGCTGAAGCCTCTCGAAAGAAAAAAGGCGAAAATCTAGGGCTGCGTGCTTCACTTGCCAACGCAACAATTGCAGATGTCAATCCAACCAAAAAAGGCGCAATTCTCAAGATTAGAGTTTCCACATCAAAGTTCATGTCGGCATCAGGGAGACCTCGCACCATTCCTTACTATATGGAAGGGCGCAGGAAGCGAGCATGGAGACATCCAGTTTTTGGAAATCGTGAGAACTGGGTTGCTCAACAACCACATCCATTCTTGGGTGTGACTGTTCTTCCACACAAAATGAAATTTGCAAGCGAAGTCACACAAGCACTCGATGATGCTCTGAAAGATTCAGGGCTTCTCAATCCATAACAAACAAGGGGAAACAAATGCCACTGATCATCCGCGACAAATCCTATCCATTACCCAAAGAAAATGGATCATCAGCTCCAACAGGGCGAGAAATCATTGAAGTTGAAAATCACTTTGGCCTTGATGGTTTGACACTGCTTGGCGCTCTTTCAGTTGAAGAAGGCAAGGAACGACCTGGTTATTCAAAGGTGAAGGCACTCTATGCCTTGGCTTGGATTTGCATGGTTCGTGCTGGCGAAATTGTTTCAATTGCCGATATTCTTGATGAATATGGAATTGATGAAATCAAGCCAGAGGATTCCGATTCAAAAAACTCTCAGGCCGTCTCAGGGGCGGCACTCACAGAAGAATCAGGGAACATCTAGCACTTCTCTGCCATACTTATCCTGGCATCACTCCGTTGAATGTTTGGGATATTGAAGTTGAAGTAATCAATGACTTGATTCGAGTTGCACTTGAATCTCGTTCATCTAGCGATTAGGAGGATGCAATGGCAAACGATACTTCGTTGACATTTAGCCTTTACGGCAAAGATGTTTCAGCCACCAAATCCTTGCAAGATGTAGGCAACGCAGCCAATACTGCAAGCGGTCATTTCAGCAAGATCAAAGACATTGCAGCAGGCATTGGCCTTGAACAAGGCGTTCAGGCTTTAGGCGAAAAGGTTTTGAATTTTGGCAAGGAATCTATTGCCGCTTATCAAAGCGTAGGCAAAGAGGTCAAACTTCTTCAGCGTTACACAGGCGATACTGCTGAGGAAATGTCGAAACTTCGATTTGCAGCTGAAGAGTCTGGCGTATCTGCTGAGACTTTGGCTATGGGGCTTGGCAAGATGTCTAAAGCTGCTTCCTCAACTGCTGGCGAAAAGAAGTTTGAAGCCATAGGCATTTCAGTCAAAGACATGAACGGTCACATGAAATCAGCTAGTGACATCTTCACTGAAGTTGCTGGAAAACTTGGCGGGATGCAAAACGGTGTTGAAAAGACAAACGCCATCATGCAAATCTTTGGTCGCTCAGGAATGGAACTTGCTCCCTTGCTCAATAAGGGTGCAGATGGCATTGCCAAGTTCAAAGAAGAAGCGCAAAAGTTTGGCCTTGTTCTAGGTCAGGATAATCTTGATGCTATTCAAAAGAACATCATGGCTCATCGTGAACTTCATGCAGCCGTTGAAGGAATGCAAGTTCAATTGGGGCAATATCTATATCCTGCCATCACTGCAATCACAAAGGGTTTTTCTGAGGTTGTGCCAGTTATTGCTCAGGCGCTCAAGCCAGCATTTGAAGCACTTGGATCAATCCTCAAGCCAATCGTTGAAATCATTGGCAAAGTATTTGAAAACATCACGGCAGTATCAAAAGGTTTTTCAGAAAATTCAAACATGACAACTGCTCTTTCAAATGTCATGACTTCATTTGCTCCAGTATTTGAAAAGGTCAAAATTCTTTTTGAACTTGTTGGAAAATTCTTGATTGAAAACCTGCTTCCGGTCATCAAAGATTTGTGGGCATTTACTTCAACCTATCTTGTCCCATTATTTGATGGCGCTTTGAACATAGCCTTGAATGTAATTTCTAAGTCATTGAGCGTGATCATTGTTGCCGTCAAAGATGCCATTGCTATTTTTACAACTTTTGAAAGTGTTGCAAAAGGTGTTGCTTCAGTAATCATCTCGGTGTTTTCTGGAATTGCCGGAACGATTCGCTCAGTTATCAATGGCATCATTGACATGGCAAACACTGCCATTGCAGCTCTTGATTCAATCAAAGTTCACATTCCTGGCACAAACATCAATCTTGGCGTGGATATTCCAAAGATTCCAAAACTTGCTGACGGTGGAATTGTCAATCGCCCAACGATTGCAATGATTGGCGAAGCCGGAGCCGAAGCCGTTGTTCCTTTGAGCAAGATGGGTGGCATGGGCGGGGGCATGAATGTCACAATTCATGTTGCTGGCTCGGTCATTCAAGAGAAGGATTTGGCAATTACCATTCGCGATGGCATTGCTCAACTGATGCGCCGAAGAGGACTCGACCCTGCAATCTTGGGAGTCTAATCAATGGCACTTCTTGACGGTACAAATGCTCCGACCATAACGGTCGAATTTGACTATGGCTGGCGCAGTTATTTTACACTTGGTTATTCCTTACTTGGCGGCTCTGATGTCATGGGAACGCCTAGCGGAACCAACTGGCAAGCCGTTGCCTCAACCGACATTCGAGCAATTTCAATTCGGCGTGGGCGCACTCGTGAGGATCAGAATAATCAGCCAGGGCAATTGACCCTTGTTCTTGACAATCGTTCAGGCAATTATGATCCTGACAATACCTCTTCAACTTATCAGTGGTTCGGTTACTCAACCCTGATGCGAGGAATGGCAGTTCGAGTCTCAGCTACTTATTCGGCCACAACCTATGTGCAATATCTTGGCTTCATCGAGCACATCGATGTTGACAACTCACTTGATCCAATTGTGACCTTTGTTTGCACTGATTCCCTTGCCATCCTTGGTGCTCGTCAATTGGCAGCGATTCCAAGCAATTATTCAGGCGATACCACTGCCACTCGCATTGGCAGAATTTTGGACAATGTTGCTTTCTCAACTGCATCTCGTTCATTGACTGGCACTCGCCAAATGCAGCCAACAACCTTTGGAGCAACTGCCCTTGCTCTTTGCGAAGAAGCAGCACGATGTGAGTTTGGAAGATTTCATGTTGACCGCCAAGGCAATGCCGTTCTTATTCCTTACGAGAATTTGCAAACAACAACCAATCGCTTCACTCTCTCTGATACTCGCGCCGCTAGCACTATTGAATACGATGACATCCACACAACTCCAGGGGCATACTTCCTGATCAATCAATGTGTGTTGACTCAGACAACTGGCCTGACACAAACTGCCGATGTTGCAAATTCGCAAGGGCGATTTGGCACATACACTCGCAATGTCAACGCGCCATTGCTTGACAATGGCGTTGCAGCGACAATGGCGGGATATTACGCCAGCCGCACTGCCTATCCTTCAACTCGCGTGGATCGCATTGAATTTGATGCACTTGGACTCAGTTCATTGTGGACAAATGTTCTGCAAACTGATTTGGGTGACAAAGCCACTGTTGCTAGAACGACAGTGGATGGGCGCACTTTGTCTTATACTTGCCTCATTGAGTCATGGAATCAAGACATAACGCCAAATTCATGGAGAATTTCGCTCGACTTATCCCCTGGCACATTCTAAGGAGTAGAAAATGACAGTTGGCTTTCCAGCACCTGGCACAAGCGGAACCGTATTTGTCAACGGTAACGCTCTCAATGCCGCATCTTTGAATGATCTTGGCGGCACTCTCAATCTTATTGCGCCAACTGCCAAGGGTGACATCTTTGTTGGCTCAGCTGCTAACACATACACCAAACTTGCAGTCGGTGATGGAACAGTCGGCAACATTCCTCAGAATCTTCTTCCTGACACTGCTGCAACAACTGGAATGCGCTGGGGCGATGACATTGCAATTCTTACAATCATGCAGGCAATCTAAGGAGCAAATATGGCAACCACACCAACGGCCTTTTTCAGGGGCGCAGCAACTACAACAACGACAACGGTTTTGGCAACAGTTCCAGCATCAACAACTTGGATTGTGACAAACATTGCCGTTGCAAATACTGCTGCATCTGCTGGAACATTTACCCTTGCAATGGGTCAATCAACCAACCAAGTCTCTATTGCAGCGACAACTGCAATTTCAGCCAACTCAACAGTTTTTATTGATCTCAAGCAGCCATTGGTTGCAACAAATACAATCACCGGTGGCGCATCTGCCACAACAGTTTCATTCCATGTTTCCGGCGTTGCGTTAGCGTAAGGGGTTAGATTATGGGTGCTTCAACAATTCCAGCAGCTAGTGCCGCCAATCCTTCTGATAACTGGCAACTGATTTCATCCGTTTCGGCAAGCGGATCGTCTGTCTCTTTTACTTCTATCTCAGGATATAAGAAGTTGATGCTACGAGGTGCAAATCTTGGATGTACCAGCAACGGAAGTTGGTATGTTCGTTTGAATTCTGATTCAGGCTCAAAATATGATTACTCTTATGAATATGCCAATTATGGAGCCTCAGATAAATACAATGTCACATCCGCAGTTGCCGCAACTTCAATAGGTTTTCCGGCAAGCGGAAGTGATCTTGTGAATGTGTTCTTGATTATTAGCAATACTGATACAACTGGAATCAAAACAATCACTGGTGCACTTGGTGTTTATGATGGAACTTACTCTTACAGGGGAACTAACCTAATTGGCAATTACATCGCTTCTGCTTCAATCTCAACGGTTACTCTAACAGCTGGTTCTACTGGCATGGCTGGAACCGTCTCTCTTTATGGAGTATTAGCATGATAGAGATGATTGTGAATGTAGAGACTGGCGAGATTACATACAAGAAAACACCTGATGAAGTTATAGAAACACAAGTACCAACCCCTGCTTCCTAATTTCTCAAACTCATAGGAGATCCACATGGCAATTTCATCTGCTCAAATAACAGTCACAACTTCGCCAACCTTGTTGGTTGCAGCAGACTATGCAGCTGAAGAAATTCATTTTCATTCATCTTCAGGAACCATTTTTCTTGGCGATTCAAATGTGACTTCATCAACTGGTTATCGCATGGACAGTGGTGACAAAACTATCTTGCAAAATCACGAAAACGCCGTTTATGGAATTACTTCAACAGGAACCTCACTCATGAATGTGTTGATCATCAGCAAATGAATTCAGATATTGCAACGATTGTCTATTCCTATTTTTTCGTTGGAGTGGCCTTGCTTGGTGGAATGGGTTTGATTGCCAAACATACAATCAAAAAACACACCGAATCAATTGAAGATAAATTGGCAAGGATTGAGTATGCTTTATTCAATGACGGACAAACTGGACTTATCAATAAAGTTGATCAGTTGATTGAGAATCAATTGGCAATCAAGATTGATGTTGAAGTGATGAAGGCAAGGGTAGAATCCAAACCAAGAACGAGAGCCAAATGAGCCTGAAATCGTCAAATGGTTGGACAGCCTCTGCCAATCCTGCCGACATTGACATCAAGATTTTCACAGTCATCAATGGGACAAAGCCAGTCAAACTTCGATGCGCCTCGGCAGTTGCTCCATTACTGATTGCAGCTTGTAAGGAATGGAATGCCAAGGTTGAGAAGTTAGAACCAGGCGAAGTTCAGGGATACGCCTTCCGCGATGTAAGGGGAGGCGATGGAACTCTCTCCAATCACGCATCTGGCACAGCAGTTGACATCTTCCCTGCTCGTCATCCGCAAGGCTCCAAGAGTGGAAACCTTACGCCAGAACAGCAATCGGCAATCCTAGACATTTGCAAGAAGTACGGACTCCGATCAGGTGGCACTTACAAGAACGCAAAGCCTGACTGGATGCATATTGAAGTCAACATCTCATCATCAGAAGTGGCAACGCTCGTTGCATCTATGAAAGGAAAGCCATGAAATTCAACAACAAAGTTCTTGAAATGTGGGCAAAGTGGTTTGTCGGAAATGCGATGACAGCAGTTGTCATCATTGGCAAATCTCCCATTGATTTCACAAGTCATGATTGGAAGCAAGCAGCAAACACAATCTGGCTTTCCATTGTTCCAGTCATTGTCGCTTGGGCTAACCCAAAGCATGACCTGACGATGACAAAAACCAAGGGATAAGAATTGAACATTCAGGGTTTGACCCTCAACCCTGAATCTAAGCAAGCAGCATGGCTTCTCGCCGAGAAGACCTTCGAGCGCTATCGCCACAATCCTGGACATTAC